AAAGGGTAATGGCTGTCGCTGCCAGCGTGAATGAAAGTGCTTTAAGTTCGCTTCCTGTTTTCATTGTTTCCACTTCCAAGGGATAGCCCTTGTATTGATATTAGGGCAGTTGCAGCCACAAGAATGCGTCTTTGTTTGACTGTGACTGTTTGGCCTGTTGGGACATAATTGTCAAACTTGCCGTTGAACACGTTGATTTGGGCTTCAAATGCCTCACGAATTTCTACTGGTGCATCTTGGACAGCCTCGACTATTGCAGCTGCTTGATCGTCTGACAAGGTGTCCTCGTTGATTGCATGAAATGCCTCTACGGCTTGGCTGGCGGTGATCTGCTGAATTGCCTCAAATGATGCCACAAGCGCTACCGCTTGGGCTTGTACGAGGGATGGCCCTATCACCAAAACTTCGGTGGTAGTGGTTGTACTTTGTTCTGGTGCTGTTGTTGACGTGCTTGTTGTGCTCGCCACCGTTGTGGTTGACGGTTTGGCTTGTTCAGTCGTGGTTGAGGGAACGACGGTCGTAGATGTTGTTGTCGTTGGTGGGACTGTTGAAGTGGTGCTGGTACTTGTTGTGGTTGTCGGCTCTGGCTCTGGTGGCGTTGTTGACGTTGTTGTTGAAGTTGTTGTTGTGGTTGGCGGCAGGGTTGTTGTTGGGGGGATTGTTGTTGTCGCTGGCATTGTGGTCGTTGTCGAGGATGATGAAGTCGTTTGAGGGAGAGTCGTAGATGTTGTCGTTGTCGTGGGTGTTGTCGTTGTTGTGGATTCTGTGGTTGTTGTTGCTGGCAACGTGCTTGTTGTTGTCGTTGTGCTTGTTGTCGTTGTTGTTGTCTGATATAAATCAGCAACAGAAGATGACCATTGAACAAAATCGGGTTGCCAACTCCAAACGTATTCGGGCCCAGGGTTTCCATCCTTCCACCACAAACAATCACCCCAAGTAAGGGTTCGATGCGCTTGGTAATGCTCGATTGGCTGGTACATATGCCAAAAGTTTTCTTCGCCTTGGTAACAAGTCCATTCTTGGAATTGTGATTCAGCGTGCGCTGGTGAAGCAAAACCCAGCATCAAGGCTGGTATCGGGATGAGCCTGCGGAACAGGCGTGATTTCATTCAGGTTTTTTAAGTGGTGCTGGTGGCTCTTCTTCATGTTCCCAAATGGTGAGATCAGTTCCAAGCAAGGCCCAGCCTGTTTCGTAACCTTTTTCCAGTAACAATTCTGCCAGCTCATTAGTGGTCATGCTGAAATCTCCATCAAAATTATTGTTGACACGTCTCCACCTGTGCTGCTGGTTTGACATCTGACAGAAGCAGCGTTCACATAGTTTTTGAATTGTGTTTTGTAAGTTGTTGCAGAAGTTGTTGCTGGACTGTCTAAAATTGCTTGGGAAATTGAACCAATGTAGTTTACGCTGCTGGTGTTATTTGAAGCCCCAGTTGCAAAACCTATTTGAGTTGCTGTTCGTAACAATTGTATTTGTATTTCTGAACCCGTGTTTCCTGCTTCTTTTCCGCAACCGTTTTGTGAGTAATAAACCAAAACTTTGCTTGAAGTCGAGGACGGTGTGATTGTTGCAGTTAAACCAGTATCGGCATATGTACTGGTTGAGTTGATTGCTGCTGACGCATATGTTGCCGAAACAACTTGTAGAACGCGGAAAGCACCGCGCACGTTATTTAACTGATCTGCGGTGAGGACGTTTCCTGAAACGAACGCTGCCGGGAGTGTGGTTACTGCTGCCATGATTAAATCCTAACCTAAGAGGGACGTTCCGTTGAGCAACCCGTAGGTGCTGGAGTTAAGCACAAATTGGGCTATTACTGGGTATGGGGTGGTGTAAATTTTTGTAGTTGCGCCATGACTGAAATTGATGTAATGCTCTACGCCTTCAACAATGCACACTTGGGCAAATTGAATGCTCGATGATGCCCCAGTTTGAATGGTTTTTTGGATGTTGACGGTGTCTCCAATTTCCATTTTGCTCATGGTGGTTTGTTGAGCTGCGGTCAGCATCAAATAATCGGTTGATAGTTCTGTGTATCTGGCGGTGGGGGTTGGGTACAGCAAATATGAGGCAAGTACTGCACCAGCCGTATCGTCGCTTAATAGACAATTGTCAACGGTTAAAGCCTGCACAAAATACTGGTTTTGACTAGTTAAGTTTTCAGCGACGTTGTGGGTGGTGTTTCCCTGAATGGTGACGGTGCAACGGTTAATTACGCGGTCTGCTTCAAATGAAACACCCAGTTCGTTGTATGGGATGTTTGTGCCGTCGTCGTGAAAATCCGCGCTGGCGGTAGTGAATTGGTTTGCATATACACGGCTTAAAAATGTGAGAACACCAGATCGGCTCATATAGGTGCGACCTTGTTCGGCAAAAGTAATTGCATTGGTGTATTGCATAAAGTTTGTGCCGTTGCTGATCTTGAAGTTTCCTCCACCGCCCAAAGTTTGTGTGCCTGTTGCAATGCTTCGAGCGGCTGCACCAGTCGGATAGCCAATTGAAGGATAAGACAGCACGGTGTCTAAACGTGTGCTTGACAGTTCTTGTGATGGTGTGGTGTCTGGTATTTGTGCCTGACTTAGCAAATAGAAATCGTCCGCGCAATATACGGTGATGGTGTTGAGGTCGCCCGGTTTCCCAAAGTCGTATGCAAAGTTGACAATGATTCCAATGAATACATAATCCCACGTTGTTCCGTTGTATCGGCTAAGACGCACATAGCGCATTGGTGCAAGACCAGGCTGACCGTTTGGGGCGTAATACGGTGACGAAGTGTTAAATGGATTCCAATCACCGTTTGGGTCGTACATTGTCCATGACATTGTTCCTGATGCAAATTGATCGCCTACGTCGCGTCTACCGCGTTTCACGTTGAGGTCGGTGACATTGGATGTCACGTCTGCATAAGCGCCTGAACCGTCCAACACGTATGTGGTGTTATCTAAAATTCCTGCATATGCGTTATTGAGAATGAACGAAGTTGATCGTTGGACCTCAAGCAACCATGTCCCAGAATCAATAACTGCTGCAGACATTAGAGGTAACTTGAAGTTGCGATTGATGCTGGTCCGGCAGCGCGGTTGAATGCTCGAAGCGCGTTAACGACTGCTTGGCCGATTTCTGCTGACGTTGAGAAACCGCCGTTGACGTTGACTGTAATTCCACCGCCCATGCCTTTGCCTAACGGTATGACGGCTTCTGGTCCTGCTTCACCGATCATTGCCAAAGTTGGTGAAGTGACAATTCCACCGTCAGCCATTCGGGGAATGCCGTTTCTCCCTGGTGTAGGTGTGGTGACTTTTGCTGCACCACCAATGGACGGCAAATCAACGTGGCTGATCGTGTCCACGTTTTTAAGAATTGGTATTGAGTTATATGCGCGGATGATGGCGTTGACTGCCATGATTGCGCCGTTGACCATGTTCTCAAATGCGCCAAGGATGCCATTGATGATTGCGTCTACGCCTGTTTTGAACCATGAGAATTTGTTGTAGGCAACACCGAGCGCAACGACAAGCACGGCAATTCCTGCAGCGATCAGGCTGAATGGGTTGAGTGCCATGGCAATGTTGGTGGCAACAATTGCAGCTGCGACCAATCCGATGGCGGCAGCGATCGCTAGAAACACTTTGGGGTTTTCTTGTGCCCATGCGGCGAAACGGTTGAGGATTGGCAACACGGCTTGCACGACAGGTAGCAATGCCATGCCGATTGATTCACTTGTTTCGGACAGCGAGTTTTTAAGGATTTTCATTTGTCCTGCAGCTGTGCCAGCAGCCTTGGCAGTTGCCCCACCGAATGTTCCACCAAGGACATCCATTACCTCGTTGAGGGATGCGCCTTCTTTAATCATTGAGGCCATCTCTGGGGACAGTCCGCGCAATGCCTTGAAGTTGCCCTGATAGGCCTTTGCGAGCGCGTCTGCGACGCTGGCAGAGTCCATTCCTGTAGCGGTCGCTATGTCCATGACAAGGTTCATGTCTTTCATGGCAATGTTCACGTCTTTAGTTCCGCGTACAAGGTTCTCAAGGGCTTTGCGATATTCGGTGTCGGTTACGCCAGAGGCTTTGCTCATTGCTGAAATCTGTTTTTCAATTTGAGCGGTTTGTGCAGCACCAGC